CTCAGGCAACAACGTATTTACTTTCTGTAGTAATGCCCGTTGTTTGTTGGTATACAGGAATCCAACCTCCCTCTTTAATACAACAAAACATAATCCACAATTATCCGCATGTCATTCGCAAATTTAAAAAAGAAGTCTAGATCTGGTTCTCTTACAGAGAAGTTAATAAGACAAGTAGAAAAGATCAACGATAAAGGAAACAGCAACGTTGATGAACGTATTTGGAAACCAGTCGTAGACAAATCTGGTAATGGTTATGCAATCATTCGTTTTCTTCCAGAACCCGAAGGTTGTGAACTTCCTTGGTCAAGAGTCTATACACACGCATTCCAAGGAACAGGTGGTTGGTATATTGAGAACTCATTAACCACACTTGGACAAAAAGATCCAGTATCTGAACATAACTCAGAACTATGGAACTCTGGTTCAGATGCAAACAAAGAGATTGCTCGTAAGCAGAAGCGTAGATTATCATACTACAGCAACATTTTTGTTGTAAGTGATCCAGCTAATCCTGAGAACGAAGGCAAAGTATTCTTATACAAATATGGTAAGAAGATCTTTGACAAGATTATGGAAGCAATGAAGCCTGAGTTTGCAGATGAGACACCAATCAATCCATTTGATTTCTGGGCTGGTGCAAACTTTAAGTTAAAGATTCGTAGAGTCGAAGGTTATCAGAACTATGATAAGTCAGAGTTCGGTAGTGCAGAAGCACTCTTTGATGATGATGCAAAGTTAGAAAAGATTTATAACTCTCTTTATAACCTTAATGAGTTTACAGATCCAAAGAACTTTAAGTCATACGAGAAGTTAAAAGAACGTTTAGATTCTGTTCTTGGTCTTAAGAAGCCAGTCAGAGCACCTATCGTTGAAGAGGAGTTAGAAACTGAAGATGATGGTCGTGGTTCTTACACCGCACCAGTTGCAACAGAACCAGTTCGTGAAGTCGCATCAGTTGAATCTACATCAGAAGATGAAGATGATGAGTCACTAAGTTATTTCTCTCGATTAGTTAATTCGTAATTAGTCGAAGGGAGTACAAAAGATCTCTAATTAGAAAGAGTGCCCTTCTTTTTGAATGTTGGTTTGTTTTTACCCACCGCAAGGTGGGTTTTTTTATACCCCTGATAATCTTGGGTTGTCAGTTCCTTTTAATGTTTTTGAAATGTAATTTGAAGATTGTTTATATTTCATTATCTGTCTATGCTCAGTTAGAAATGCACCAAGGAATTGTTGTTTCAAAACTCTTATTTTTCTTTTCTCTTCATTTAATTTAGTTTCATATTCATAATTTGTTATTGCTACCACAGGGTTTACTGTTACTATTGCATTTGAATAATTTTTATACTGAAAAGTAAAATCTGCATTGACTTGTAAACCTGCATCTATTATAGTTCGATTAAATTCATCTACTATTTTTTTAGTTTCGTAGTGATGAATGCCAAGTATGTTTTGCTCAGAACCATATTTTTCTAACATGTACGCATGTAAATCATTATGATTCAATGGCCATTGATTTCTTATATTAGTAATATTATTTGTTGTGAGTATCACCCAATCTAATTCTGAGTCACCATAAAGTTCTTGGGCAAGAACATCTGGTCTTTGGTTTTCCTCAACGTAGTAGTAATTAAAACCAGTGATTGCTTGATCAATATCGGTTCTTAGTTTTGATCTTTTAAAGATATTTTTTACAATAATTCTATCTTCAACTCTATTACTTTGTGGTAACAAAGATGGTTGAGATATATTTGGTAATTCTTCGAAGTATGCCATTAGTAACCTACTGCATCAATTGGAACTGGTCTTAAGTCTGGTCTATTTGGGGAATAGTTAAATAGATCATCATCATAATCTGTATCGAAGATTGGCTCAAGTTCTGAGAATCTTAATGATAAAGTCACAGAAACTGGTTGTCCTCTTTCATATGCATTCCACATACCATCTGGTGTATAGTTAACTGCAGCACCAGTACATGCACATGTTTTAATTCGAAGAACAGAATTATTTTCATCATTACCATCAAAGAAAAAGTTACCACCTTCCTTTGTTGTTTTAAATATAATATCAAAAACGTTTGGTGTACCCAAGAAAAAAGAAGCAGCACCAGTTGCTGTGTTGATTCCTTTTTTAGGAGCCATACCTTGTTTAAAAAATCGAATTATATTATTTACTCTTTGTGCCTCTTCACGACTACGAGGAGTCATCTTCCAACTAAAAGTAAATTCTCTAAGTGTCGGTGAATTGAATAGTAATGCAATATTACTATTTGGAACTACACCTTGACCTCTACCTAAAACTGTCTCAGGTGTTAATCCGAATTGACCAATATTTAAAAGTGCTGATCCAGCAATTGCCTGAGTCATTACGTTTAAGTTACTTCCTGATCTTGTTAACTCAGCAATAATATTGTTTAATTCTTCTTTTCCTTGATCTACTGATGTTTTACCAATTTCAAGACCAGTTCCAAGCATTTGCACTATCTTTTGTAAAAAATTAGCCGATTGAAAATCACTTTCACCCATTTTATCTCCAATTTTCTGTGCTATCATTTGTCCTTGACCAAACACTGCAGATGAAACTGCTGCTGTAAGTGCATTTAGTTGATCAGCACCCCAAGAAACATTGTTTGAGTCTGTTAGATTATTCGGCATTGGTAATTTAACAAGTCCAAGATAATCCTCTGTCAATCTTGGTGTGCCAAGAGGAACTCCTTGTCCAAGTAATTGACTAGGGTTAGTCTTAGCTTCAGTTTTGGCTGCAGCATTGTTTGGAAAAAATATATCTTTATTTGGTGGTCTATATCTAAATTGATTGATCTGCATATAGTCTTGCGTATTACCAAAGTCTGCATCTATTGGATAAACTAGATTTCTCAAACTTAATTTTTTAATTATCTTGTCAACCTTTCCAAATTGTAAATCCCAATTAGTACTTGCATTTTGTTGTTTTTCTACTTCATCGGTATTAGTCTCGATATCTTTTTTTGGGATTTCTAAAAAAGTTGGATAATTAAAACCTTCTTCTACTTTAGTGCGATACCTCCCTTCAGCTAGATACATTTGTTGGATTTCTCTATATAATTCTTCTTCAGTTCCAACAGCAACATAAGATCTAAATTTATTTGGATTGAATCCAAAAGTTTCCTTCCACTCTCCAGAAGCTACTTTATCTCCATCCCATAGAACATGGTCATAGTTTGGGTCATCATCTTTTGTCAAAGTTATTATAGCATTTCCATTATTATTCATGTATGAGTTCACCTTAACATCTTGGTCATTTGTTGTAATTAAACCTTGGTTTCCAGAGTGAAGATTGTTTTGAATTTTATCATAAAATTTTTGCTTACCTACTTGAGTACCAGGATTTTCAGCAAATGCTCCTTCATTATAAGTTGTTCCTGCAACCTCTTCTGATATGAATAATGGTGATAAATCTATTCCTGACATTTAAATACTATCCCAAGCGTTTTCTGGTGATACCTTCTGACCATATTTATTCGAAAAATTCTCAGTTACTAATTTTGCGACACTTAAATACTCTTCTGGGTTTGGTGGAATGATAAAAATGCCACCCATACTACTAATAAAATAACGATGTAAAGTCTTTTTTGGTAGAATTGCACCTACTTTATTTACCAAGCCTTGTGCAATACCACCACGATAACTTGGATTTAGATAGTGCAAATTACCACCAAGCATCTTATCTTCCTGAAAATCCATCACATATACGAGTGGTCTACGATCATAGAAAGGATACTTCTCTGGAAATGATGCAGTGTATGTGAAAAAACAAAGTTCTCCAATTTCAGGAAAACGAGTTTCTGCAACATCAGAAAGTTCAGCATACAATTCATTTGCATACCAATCTGGAGTGGTGTTTGGTTCACCCTCTGCTTTTTCTCTTATTCTTTCTCCGATAGTCATTTAATACCTAAATTATCTTCGGTCATTATCTTAAATTCAAAGTTACGGTCAGCACAGAACTCCCGTGCTGCTTTCCACTTTGCTTGATTCACTGCATATGTTTTCACTGAGTGAGCCCAAGCCTTTGTTCTTTTCTTTGGATTCACCTCTGGCATTTTGGTTTCCTTCTTTGGTTTGACTTCGACAACCATAGTTCTTTTGTTTCCTTTCTTATCAATATATTTCAAAAAGAAATCTGGAAAGTAACGATGAACACGATTATCGATTGGAGAACGATATGGAATCCAAAACTCTTCTGACTGCCATTCACTTACTGTCTCATTTAAGTCACAGTAATTCATGAATTTTCTTTCCCATAAAGACCTATAAATAATATTTTGGGGATCCCCTTTATACTTTTTCGGGTATCTTGGGTAATATTTTCCTTTATATGACATACATATATTATCAAGATCAATTTAAAAACTATTTAGATGGCAATAAAATCGGAAGACTTATACCTAAGTATACCTAATGCGAGTCCAATATTTTCAAAACTTGCGATATCAAGTCAGTTTAAGGTGTCGTTAGATCTTGTTCGTAAAAGTGCATCGGGAGATAATTTAGGGTTATATGAATACTTAACTAATTGTGGGATATTTAATGATACAACTTCTGCAGCTGAAAAGTATGATTTTCTCTGCTCATCAGCATCTTTACCTGGTTCAAACTTTAATATTTCAGAGGAGTTAGGAAGTCGTCAGGGAATGACAGAAAGATTTGCAACAAGAAGAATATATAACGAATTTGATTTAACTTTTTATATTGATAATGATTATAATGTATTACGTATGCTTGAAGAGTGGATGAATTACATCAATCCAATTTATAATGAGGCTAATGGTAGGTATGATGGAGCAGAGGGAAGCCAATTAAACACATATCAAGAAAGAAATTCATATTCAAGGTTTAGATATCCAGATGATTATCGAAGAAAGATAAGAATTACTAAGTTTGAAAGAGATTTTTTACAGAATCCAAATGATAAAAATAATACATTCAAAAATATGCCACTGTTAACATATCATTTTATTGATACATTTCCAGTCAATATTAATGCTGTTCCAATGACATATGATGGCAGCACATTTTTACAAGTTACTGCAGTATTTACATATCTAAGACACACAATTGAAAAACATGGTAACTTACAACAATCTGTAAGAGAGTCAATTTCTAATAATCAATTGACTCAGGTAAATCCTCTTAGACCAAGGATAGTTGGAAAAGAGATAGCACCAAGTTCAACTGATCCAAATCCAACATTACCAGTGGGATACATTAGTGGCAAACCATATTATGGGCCTTTCCATGAACATATGGGTGTAAAAATGGTTGGTGCACAGCATGTTAGCACACCACATGCTATAATATACGATACAATTGCAGACAGTTTATCTGGTAGCAGTATTATTGGTGATATCGTTACAGAAATAAATCCTGCCGAGGAACAACAGGAACAACAGCAAGAACAACAACAAGAGCAACAACAGGAACAACAGCAAGAACAACAACAAGAGCAACAACAGGAAGAAAATAATCAACAGCAGCAACAACAGGAAGAAAACAATCAACAGCAACAACAAAATAACAATAACCAACAACAAAACCAAGGTGGTGGTGGCGGTGGATACACACCACCAAGTGGCGGTGGCGGTGGTGGATATGGTAACTATACTCCCTAAAACCCTACTATATACAATACTGAATAAAATATTATGCCTTTACCAAAGATAGCGACCCCGACTCATGAATTGGTTTTACCATCAACGGGAAAGAAAATTAAATACAGACCATTCCTTGTGAAGGAAGAAAAAATATTAATTCTTGC